CTCCGCCTTCAGGTCCGCGACCATTTTCGCCAACTGGTCGATTTGAGTGTTCTGCTGTTTATCGACGGAGTTTAGTTCTTGTTCTTTCTCTGTCAAGGCCTTCTCTTTGTCTTGCAAGCCTGTCTCAGCTTGCTGCAGCTTTTGCGTGGTCGCGAACTCGCGCTGATCGAGGTCCGTGCTGGCGTCCTTGGCAGTGTCAGTGATTTCCTTCGCCGCAGCAGCCTTCTCCATCTGGAGTTCCCGCATCTGGAATTGGTGCTCCTGCGTGGCTTCCTTCGCGGCGAAGTTGATTTCGGCCAGGGCCTCGCGCTTGTCCATTTCGAACTGGGCTTGATCCTGCTGCAGCTTCATCGCGTCGGCTTTGATCTTCTCCTGTTCGGCTTGGAGTTTCTGTGCCTGCGCGTCGATCTGCTTCTTCATCTCTTCGAGCTGCTTCTTCGCCGCCTCGGGGTTGCCTTGCTCAGGCGGCTTCATGTTCTGCAGCTGCTCTTCGAACTCGTCACCCAGGCGGAAGCGGCGGACGACGGAGAACAAAAGCCCCTTGACCACATCGAACCCGAGGAGACCCTTTTCCATCAGCGGACCGACACCGCCAAAGAACTGTGCAATGGCGTTGAGGAGTTCGCTCAGGTCCTTCTTGTCCTCAGTGGCCTCGACGTCGACAGTGGAATTGGTTTCGATGTCGATGTGGAAGCTGCGCTGGAGGTCGTTCTGCAGCACGCCGAGGATGTCTTCCCAGGTCGGGGAGGAGAGGATCTGCTGGAGCTGCGGAAGTTCCTTCGGCGGGGGAGGGGGCTGCTGGCCCGAGAGCTGCGCTTGTTGCGCCATCAGTTGCAGTTGCTGCATCTGCGCTTGCGCTTGCTCTTTCTGTGCCGCCGTCGGGAACTGCAGCCCTGTCATCCCGGCAATCGTCTCGATGGCAAACTTCGACACACCGATTTCTGCCATGATGCGCAGGGAGTCACAAGCATACCGTGCGACCTCCTTCTGCCAGCGCTTCAGCCGCAGGGTGCCCCACTGGTTTTTGATCTCCTGCGCGCCGAGGGTTTCGCTTGCTTGACTGGACCCACGCATGATGTCGGCGAGACCGGTCAGCTCGAAGATCACCTGCTTGATCCGCTCCCGCTGCTCGTAGAGCTGCATCACGACAGGAGCAATCTTTTCGATCGGGACGAGCCAGATGGCTTTGTCGAGTGACGCCTGACCACCTGCCTGCAGCTGCGCGAGGTTGTTGGCGGGGAGGAGGATGTTGTCTTCCGACTCCAGCGCCTTTTCAATACCTTCAATCTGCGAATCGTAGAACCCGCGGACTTTCAGGCTCGCGATGAGCTTCTGCAGCCGCACTGTGATGCGGTTGAGCTCTTTCGCTTGTTCTTTGTAGTACTCATAAGGCGGGATCGGGGTGAGACCCTTGACGCGCTTGCTGAACTGCATCGGGGCAGGGCAGTCGAAGAACCCCGCAAGCTCCAACGGGTCCGGCACTTCTTTGAGGATCTTTTCCGGCAGGCCGGGGGTAATGAAGATCACCTTTTTCGCGACCTTGTCCCAGATCTCAAACACAGTGGCGGTTTTGACGCCTTTGACCTTCTCCGCCTTGCCGTCAGAGGGGTTTTTATCCGCATCCTCCACGGCATCAGTAACTTCCACCAGCACACCCACTGCGCCGAACTCACGCTCGAGCTCGACTTTCGTCATCTCGGATTCATACGCGACCCAGGGGACATCTTTCCACGCCAGAGCATACCCGTGACGGAAACGATCCCAGGGCACTTGCTGCCCGCATAGGGTTTCGTAGCTGACAACCTCCGCGCCCTCATGGTCTTGGTTTTCCGACTCCTCGCCAGGATCCGTCACCCCCGCTTTTTCCGCCGCTTCAGCTGCCTTCTCGTTCTCAATCTTCTCAAACGCGGCTTCGTAGCGGAAGCGAATCACCCCGCGGCCAGGAACCAACCCGGAGAGCGTCGCGCCGCGCATCAGTTCGTCAAACGTCGGGTACTCCAGCGATCCGTTGTCGATCTGATACTCCAGCAACCGCTGAGCGACCTTTGCCGCGGCAGTGCCGAGAGGGTCGGGGTTCTTGAACCGGCGGCGAACGACAGGCCGGGGCGGGGAGTTGTATAGCGCGGGGCTGAGCGTCTCCGTGTTGGAGTACAGGATGTTGTACTGCGCTTCCGTATCCCGCTCGGCATCGTACAGCGTCACAGCCTCCTGCGCCTTCTGCCGGTACTTCCGCTCCCGCTTCAGCGCCTGGTCAAGCTCGCTCATCCACTTTCTGTACTCGTCGTACTGCTTCAGCGCATCTTTGTCTTCAGGCGATGTGACAACTTGCATGTCCATGATTGTTCTCACAGGAAGGGGAGAAAGCCCGCGGGAGGGGTGTAGAGGAAGTCAGCTGCGGCGAAACGAGCCTGCGCGCTGAACGTGACGGAAATGCCGTAGGCTGACATGTAGATGTCAAAGGCGGGGGAAGGGAGGGTGAAGTTGGCGAGAGTACCGCCGGCAGGGTCACCGCTCTCGACCCAGAGATTGTCCTTCCCGAACCACAGCCGGCCTGAGTCGAAGTCACAGGCAAACTGCAGTGTGGTGGCGAGGGAGGAGACATCGAAGTCAGTATCCGCGGTCAGCGTACCGTTGTCGAACCGACCTGGAGACATACCCAGAGTGTTGCCGTTGCACACGCCGTAGAAGGATTCTGTGAACGGGTTGTCGGGGTACTTTCCGGCCTGGGTGTAGTCAGCCTCCGACTGCGCCATCATGCCGAAGAAGTACCCGCGAACCTGCGGGCCGATCAGGGAGAACTCCCAGTAGCGCTTGCCGAACTGCCCTGCGCCGCGCTTGACCCAGGCCGCGGCGAAGTCCGAAGATCCGCCTGCGATGAAGGTGTAAATCAGTCCGGTAGAGTCGATGATGCCAGCGTCACGGGACTGCATGTAGACAGGCTCGCCCGTGTTCCCTCCACCGCAAAACTCGTGGACCTGATTATCCGGGCCGAGGTAGTATGGACAGTCCGTCGTGGTGTCTATGACGATGGGAGTGCCCTTGCCATCGACGGTACCGAAGGCTTCAATCGGGGGTACGCCGGGGTACCAGCGGATAGGCCAGTCTCTCATGCATCCTCCTGCTCAGCGATGCGCTTCCGTCGGCGAGCTTCGACAAGTTCGTTGATCGTGTGCTGGCCAGGGAGCTTCGGCATGGTGTTTACAACTGGGGCGGCAGGTCCGCGCTGCCAGGGTCGGGACATGCAGGCATAGCGAGTTTCGTCGTAGGCGTGGTCTTCGGCTTCGGTGTCTATGTCCTCAGAGTCGAGTTCATCGTGCTGGAGGACAGGGATGGTGCGGATGCTGTCGTCACAGCAATCAAGGAAATACAGCATGGGAATTCCGTTTTCCCCTGCGAGGCGACGCCTGACTTCCTCTGCTCCTGGGATCCGCTTGTTATCGCCAGCTCGCCAAGGACACTTGTGAATCGCCATGGTCTCACCAATCGATGGACCACCATTTCGAATGAAAACTGAGGGATCCGCGACACCATACTTAATCCTATCCCCGATTTCCCGGTTGATGATCCCTTCCGCAACCAGCGGAGCTGTCATTTTCAGTCCGACGTTGGGGCCTTTGGCTCCATACCACTCGCGATACTTGATAAGGGCGCCTTTGGGTAAAGTCCGTCCATCATACTCAAGTGGCATATCCAGCATATGGTACCACCCCACGGAGAACGGCTTCGCCGAGCCCCAGTCAAAAGCTCGAAACCGCAGAGCTGACAGTGGCAACTGGGGGAGAACGATTTCTGTACGAAGAACATGGATTGCAGAGTCCCATTCGTCAAAGAAAGCGCCGTCGACAATGTCCCAGTTACCTTCCAGCCAGGCCTTGACCAGCGCAGCCGACCCCGACTGCCGTAGGCGCAGGATATACGTCGGGTCATTCCGCATCAGGAGCATGTTATCCCCAAGCTTACTCGGGATGAACACGCGATCTAGCGAAACCGTAATCTTCTGCCCTTCCAGCTCGAGCTCAGTCTCTTCCGTGATGACCTGAAACCCCAGCGGATTCGGGTTGATGTACCTTGCTTTTACCCAATTATGCCCAGGGCCACCAGGATTCCCAGTGAGGCGCATACCAACAGGAACCCCAGCACCACTGCGCAGAGTAGCCCGAAGCTTGTTAAGAGGTCCGGGGGAGGGGAAGTTTGTAATCTCTTCGACGTAAATCCGCGTGTAGGAGTGGCCTTGGTACTCTTCGGCGTCAGAGTCCCTTTCCAGGTACGCGAATTTAAGTCGCGCTCCGTTGGCCATGGTCCAGGTCTTCTGTTGCTCATTGTACTTTCCTCCGAGCTTGGGGAAGATTTGCTTCGTCCGCGCGATCACTTCCGCTAGCTGGACAAGCTTCCGTCGGAAAAAGATTC